ATTGGTGTTTTAGTTGAAACAGATGAGCAAATAGTATTTGCAAAAGATACGGCAGCGGTTGTTTATATCGGTAAGGTGGTAAAGATACCCGCTACTTATGATGCAGATGGTAATATAATCACACCCGCAGTTTACTATGATGGTTACGCAATCGATGTTATGAGTAGTTTAGATTTAGACTTTGGTGCTTTTATGGTATACCCAGTAGAGGCTGCACATAGTTTTTATGGTTATGCAAGAAATGCAGAAGTGCCAAAATAATTTGTATATTTGATTAAATCAAAAAACAATATTATGAAATTATCAAAAAGTGAATTAAAAGAATTTAAAGAGCAAGAACAGAAGAAACAAGCAATACTTCACGATTTAGGTTTATTAGCTACACAGTCACATACACTATCTCATATGTTTGCAGAACTTTCTATGAAGCAAGAAAAGAACAAGAAACAACTTGAAGAAAAGTATGGTAACATAGAAGTAAATCTTGAAGATGGAACTTTTAAATTAATCACAGATGAAAAGAATAAGTAAACACATTTCTTACAAAGAAGCAGTTGGTTCTAATTATGCTAAACAAAAAGGCATAAAGAATAAACCAAATGAAGAACAAGTTGAGAATATGAAACTATTAGCTAAAGAAGTGTTTGAACCATTAAGAGAGTGGGTAGATGCACCAATTAAAGTAAATAGTATGTTTAGAAGTAAAGAACTTAATACTGCCTTAAAAGGCTCTAAAACATCTTCACATATGAATGGTGAAGCAATGGACATTACAAGTATGGGCGGCAAGTCTAATTTAGAGATGTTTCATTGGATAAAAGACAATCTTTGTTTTGACCAGCTTATTTGGGAGTTTGGCAAGGAACCAAAATGGTTACACGTTTCTTTTAGCAAGAACAACAGACAACAAGTATTAGTAACTAAAAAAAGAGGTGTTTATTACACTTATTAATATGGTAACAGATTACAAAACACTTTTAATTAATTTAGGAACATTTATATTTTCAATGACTAATGTTGATGTATTTTTAAAGATTATACTTTTACTTTTAACTATTGGTTATACTGGTCATAAGTGGTATTTAATGAACAAAAGAAATAATGAGTAACCCAAAACTTATAAAAAATGGTGGTGCTGGTACAAGAGTTGGTAACTGGTTAAGAGATATTGGTAGGTCTGATATTTTAGACAAGGCTATTAATATGGTTGGTGATGTTGCTACTGGTGACATTTTAGGTGCAGTTAAAACACTTATAAAAAAAGATGATGGTATAAGTGCAGAACAAGAAAAAGAAGCCTATAAACTCATTGAATTAGATTATCAAGATAGAGCTGGTGCCAGAGAAATGTACAAAGCTGAAAACAAGATGGCTGATGAAATTGCCAAAAGGGTTATTGTTTGGAACTTGTGGATTGTATTTTTAGCTATTGTTATAGAAATATTAGTAGTAATCTATATGCAAGAAAAAACTTTAATAGCAATTATTTCTTCTGCTATTGGTGGTTTAACTACTGCACTACTTCAAGAAAGGCAACAAGTAATAAATTTCTTTTTTGGTTCATCTATTGGTTCTAAAACTAAAGATAAACAACTAAACAAAAATAGGTAATTAAGTTTCTAAATAGAATACTATACCAAAATCATTATTCTTATTATCTTTTATTTTTAAGTATATTATTATTTTTTTTAATATATATTTTTAGATTTATATTTATATATATATTTCTAATTATTTATTTTATATATTTGAAGTAATAAAAAAGTGTAAAGTTATTACATAAATCTGACTTAAACAAATAAAAGATGGAAAACACAAAATGTATTCAAGTAAGAAAAGATTATTACCTACTAATTGTAAATGATATTTCACTTGGTGAGTTTGAAAGAAGTGAGTTAAGAAACATTATAGAAGTTATAGATAATGCCATCTAAACCATCAAGAAGTAAAATAGTTAAAAAACTAGATGCAATATTTAGCCAGTACATAAGGTTAAAAGATGCAGACCATAATGGTGATGTAACTTGCTTTACTTGTGGTAAGGTATCACACTATAAAAAAGGTATGCAATGTGGTCACTTTCAAAGCAGAAAACACTATGCAACTAGATGGTTAGAAATGAATGTAGCGGTGCAGTGTGTTGGGTGTAATATGTTTAAAGCTGGTGAACAATTCTTATTTGGTAAGTACCTGGATGAAAAATTTGGTGATGGTACTGCTGAAGAATTATATATAAAATCAAAAGAAACTGTAAAATTTTCTACTGATGAACTACAAGATATGATTAAACACTATAAAGACTTGGTAGATAGTTTATAAAAGTATATCTTTGGGTATTCTGTTTTGTTAAGGAAAAGGGGTTTGGCTATATGTCAAGCCTTTTTTTTGCTTTTATAGTTTTGTTATTAAATATTTTGTTTATATTTGTATTATTATTAATTTAAACTTAACAAAATGAGAACACAGAAACACGATTTAAAAGACGAGATTAAACAATTAGAACAAGACTTGCAGTTTGCAGTTTTAAACCTTGATGCATTTACACAATTATCTATCAATAAAAGATTAGATGTTGCAAAATCAACTTTAATAAATATTCAGTAATGGGTACTAACTTTTCACAAGAAACTGCACAGACAAAATTTGATGAGTATACATATAGGATAGAAGCCTTATGTAATAAGATAGAAGAATTAAAAGCACAAATAGAAGTATCACAAATATTTAAACAAAATGGATAGAGAAAAATTATTAGATTTGTACAAGAAGTACGAACTTGGAAAAACAGATGTATACAAACATCAGCACTATGTTATAATCACAAGACAAGGTATCGAGAAGATAGCAGCAAAAGAAAATATAGCAATTAGTTATGAGGTTGTAAAATGTGAACCAAACTTTGCGGTTGTAAAAGCATATGCAAAAAAAGAAGAAGTACAAATAGAAACATTTGGAAGTGCATTAAAAGGTGCAAGTTATAAAGACGGTAATTGCAACTCATTTTATGTAATGGAGATGGCAGAAAAACGTGCATTGTCAAGAAGTGTTTTAAAGCTAACTGGCTTTTACGAACTTGGTGTATTTGGTGAAGATGAAAGTGATGAATTTAAAAGAAAATAATATGATAGAAATAAAACAAGAATTTAAAGATTTAATACCACCTTTAACAAAAGAAGAATTTAAGCAATTAGAAAATAATTGTATGAGTGAGGGTATAAGAGAAAAAATACTTACTTGGAATGGTTTTATTATAGATGGACATAACCGTTATGAAATAGCGACCAGGTGGGATTTAGATTTTGAAACCGAAAACAAACATTTTGATAGTGAAGAAGCGGTTAAGGAATGGATGATACTAAACCAATTTGGTAGAAGAAATTTAAGCAACTACCAAAGAAGTGTATTAGCATTAGAACTTGAAGATGTTTTTAGTAAGAAAGCAAAGGAAAATCAAGGACTAAGAACGGATACAACTTCTGTCAGAAATCTGACAAATGTAGATACGAAAAAAGAACTTGCAAAGGTTGCATCAGTTTCACACGATACTATCGCTAAAGTAAAAAAGATACAAGAAAAAGCACCAGAAGAAGTAAAAGCAAAATTAAGAACTGGTGAAGTAAGTATTAATGCAGCTTATAAAGAAATTAAAAAAGAAGAAAAGAAAGCTGAATACAAAGAAAAGGTTTTACAGGAAAGGGTAGAAACTAAAGTAAGCGATAACATAAAAAATGGTGATAGCTTAAAAATATTAGAAACATTAGAAGATGGTTGTATTGATGTAGTTTTAACAGACCCACCGTATGGTATAAGTTATGTTTCTAACCGTTCTATATTTGATGATGCTATTACCAAACGTGGATTGTTAAACGATGGTGAAGAAGAAGCATTTAAATTATTAGATAAGACTTGTGAAATATTACAAAGAAAAACAGCAAATAACGCACACTTATATTTCTTTTGTAGCTGGAGTGTTTTTAGTAATTTTGAAAAAATAATAAGTAAATATTTTACTATTAAAACACCTATTGTTTGGGATAAAGGTAATAAAGGTTCTGGTGATTTAGATAATGATTGGGGCAATCAAACAGAAATAATTTTATATTGCGTAAAGGGTAAGAAATTAGTAAACACAAGACGTGGTAATTTAATAAGTGTTGCAAGGTTACATACATCAAAAATGGTTCATCCAACACAAAAGCCAATAGAACTTTTAAAAGAAATATTAAAAGTATCTGTAACAGATGGTGATTTTATAGTTGACCCGTTTATGGGTTCGGGTAGCACAATTAAAGCTGCTAATGAACTTAAATATAAAAGTCTTGGTATTGAATTAGACAATCAAATGTTTAATATTGCAAATAATTTTATTAATGGATAATTTTAGAAAATTAGAAAATAAATTTTTTAAAGAAATTGAATTTCATATTAAAAAAGCATATCCAAAAATTAATGGTAATTTATTGCCATCAACAGATAAAGAAGATACTGAGCTTTCTTTTGATGCAAAAATAAATGACAAGCAGTTTTCAATAAGAATACGAAAACACAAATATTTAAAATATCCAGATTTAACAATAAGGGCAAAAAGCAAAAACAATGGTAGAACAGAAATAGATAAAATCACAGATGGTTTAGCACAAGTTTATTTTTATGCCTATATGAATAAAGAAGAAAATTTTTTAGTTAAGGTAAGAATAGTTGATGTTGTTTCAATAAGAAAATTAACACAAAAAAATAAATTTAAAAAAAGAAAAAATAATGATGGCACAGAGTTTAATACATATTTGTTTTCAGATATAGAAAAAGAAAATGGTGCTGTTTATAAGTACGATAAATAAAACACGAGGTATTGCGTGTAATGACAATACCAAATTTAAACTATATATTATGAGTGCAATTATCAACGGAAGTATTAGAGTAGATAGACTACCTAAAGAAAAATTTATTAAAGGAAAA